GAGGAAGATGATGGTTCATGTGAATACGAAGAGTATGATTGTGAATCTAATAGAACTTATTTTTATAATGGTATGGAATTTGGAAATTACTCTAGAGAAAGTAATTCTTTGAACATAACAGTTGATATAGATACTGATTGTGAACAAGATACTCTACCAGTTATGGTTTATTATGACATAGGTCATATGAAAGTGAATGAAGACAACGAAACAGTTTGGAATGGATATATGTATAACAACTATTTCTTTAATGTTACTGGTTGGGAAGGCAACGAGTATAGATTAACATCTAGTCCAGATTACTTTACTGAACCTTATACTGGATGGTATATGGTATATGTAAACCTGTACGCAGATTGGGATAGAGATGGTGTATATGACTATGTCACATACTTTTACATAGATGAAATAATTCTGGAGGAAGCATGATTAATGACACTAACAGACCTATTAACAATGATGGGAGTTATAATTGCAGCATTATCCATAATACTTTTGTGTGTTATCATCATATCAGCGACGAGGAGAATAACATCAAAATTACAATTATCATTACCGAAGAAGGTAATAAAGAAGGAAATAAAAAAGAAAAGGAGGACTGAAAATATGAGTCAAGCAAGAGAAGGAGTAACTTTTAACGATATCTTTATGTTTATGATTGCCGTACCTTTAGTTTTACTCTGGGTTGGCTTTGCAGGGTTCGTTATACACAGCGGACTCAACGATGCCTCAGTTCTTGACCAAATTGAAGGATATACAACTTTGATAGCTATATTAGGTGGACCAGCTCTTCTAATTATCAAAGACGCTCTAGATGTATGGAAACAAGAACAAGCAGAGAAGACAGCTTTCTATAAAAGTAAAGCACAAGCTGTTATTGACTATAACGCTTCAGCACAGAAGCAATCGCAGTTAATAGAATCAAACGAGCAAGCACACGAACATAAAGTTGTTAAAACTGTAACAAAAAAGAAATAAGGAGAAATAATAAATGGCAAACTACGCAGTAAATGATTTCACTGAAACCGCAAGCGATTTAGCAGGATGTCTAGCACTATTGGAAACTAAATTAGAAACAATAGATGATGGTAAGGCAATCAAACTAATCGAGATACATCAAGTCGGAAATAAGTGGTCATACGCATTAATCACTATAGCTTAGACATAAGCTTTATATAGTCTGACGTTCTAATTTAATTGTGGCTCCCGACAGGACCACAAAACCACAGGATTTCTAAACACTAGGCGTTCTGGGGGCCACACAACGAAAGCTTTATATAGTGCTACTGTATTATATGTAAGCAGGTGAAAAAAACCTATGGCAAACGAAACCAATAACAACACAGCAGATGCAAACGAAACCAGTGAGGGTAACCTAACTGCTATCTTGGATACTGTTGAAGAATCAGGTCTATTAGATACTATCATGGACGAACCATTGTTGATGGCACTTTGTGCTGTTGTATTAGGTATGGGTGGTTATATCGCTTATACTGTACCAGCTGTCAAAGAGTTAGTTTTCAAATACTTGAAGAATAACGAAGCTGAATTAATGGAAATGCTAGATAAGAATCTAACAAAGGCACAAATGAAAGCCTTTGAAAAAATGGATGAGACTGCACAAAAGCACGTCAAAGACTCTTTAGTCAAGAATGTATTAATTACAGCTTGGGATGAAAAAGATGATGAACTTGCTGCTTTAGTCAAATCTAAAGTTAAGGCCGCACTCGACGAATCCAAGTAATGGATGTCGAAGGGTACGAACAGCGATTACGCTTAAGAGTCGGAGAAGGGGAATATGAAAGACATAAAGAACTTGTCCGGCTTCTTGCCCGCAATCTCGCGCTTGAAGACTTGCTTTGGGAAGAAATTCTTGTATGCATTCGGGATGTTAACGCGCGAACAGAGTTATTGCGACAAAGAAACCAGATTGTACGGGATATTCATACTGAGTTCCGTGCTCTTAATATAGAAGTTCCAACTGTAGTAGAAAAGAACAGTGAGAACTTTAGTAAGATACTAGAGGAAATAATAGATGACAGCAGTGAAGAAAGAAATCCAGATGAAGTCAGCGATTAGCGGCTTAGCTGCTCACGACTCTAGAAAACTTGAAAAGATTTTTAATTTATGTAGAGAAGATGAAAAAAAGATGACTCTTCTTTGTAGAGCGTTTTGTGAAGCGTATCTTATAGATAATAAACAAAGACCACTTAAACTTAGACCATTACAAGAATCTATAGTAGTAAAAACGTTAACATATCCTAATGGAGATGTTGATAAGCATCGTAAACTAGCAATATTGGCTCCACGAGGCAGTGGCAAGTCTTTTGCTCTTTCGGTAGCTGTATGTATCTATATGTTCTTTAATAGATTTAGAGATTTAATTTTTGTCTTGGCTCCAACAGAGGACCAAGCTTCACTTATATTTAATTATTGTTATAGGCATTTTGCAGATAATGCTTTTTTAAATGGCTTAGTAAAGAATTACAGGTTCCATAATAAACCTAATATAACATTAAAAGGAGGCACTGTGCTACGTAGAGCCCCATTAGCACCATCTAATCAGGGTCAATCTATACGTGGACAACATCCTACATTTTGTATTGTAGATGAAAGTCCTCTAATCGATGATAAATTATTTATAGATAATGTAGAACCAGCAATTGTTTCTAATAAAGCGCCATTTATTAATCTAGGTACCCCCAAATCTAAAGAAAATCACATGTGGCGCTACCTTTATGATGATAGGTATGAAGATTCTTTTGAAAGAATGGTGTTTACATGGAGAGATGCTGTAAATGCTGGTAGAGCGTATTCTGCACCATATACAGATGATGACATGGCTGAAAAGATGCGAGAATGGGGTGAAGACTCTATTTATTGGAAAACTGAGTATGAATGTCAGTTTGTTGAGTCTGTATCTAATATTTTTAATCCAGAACTAGTAAAAGCTTGTTTATCTAGTGATTTATCCTTCCAAGAACCCGGAAACTACCCAAACTGTGTTGTAGGTGTAGATATTGGTAAATCCGTCAACAGTACAGTGATAAGTGTCTGGTCTACTGTTAAAACAGACAAAGAAAACTTAGCAACCCTAATTTATCTAGAAGAAATAGGTCCAAAATCAGGTGGACATGATATTCCCTATCAAAGAAAGAGGATAATGGACATATCTAAAGATTATGGTGCTGATAAACTGATAATTGACGCAACAGGTATGGGAGGAGCGATAGAACAAGACTTAAGAGTTGAATGTGTAGAATCACAAATACAATTTATACCTTTTATCTTTACTGGAGGTCCAAAAGGCACAAAAACCCAAATATATCGTGATTTTGTATCATATATACAACAAGGACTTGTAAAAATACCACATCCAGAGAATTTGGAACCTCAACACGCTAAATTAATCAATAAATGGGTAAGAGAACACATAGATTTAGAATATACAATGGATGCTGCTAACAAAACAGAGAAGATTGCAGCGCCTAGTGGTAAACATGACGATTACTGCGATAGTAGTGCTATAGCATTACACGCTTCTTTACAAATGTTACCCGCTTCTGCTACGTTTGCAAGTGTTTCTTTAAAACAAACAGGTACAAGTAGAAGACCCAGTGGAAGAAACCCAGTTTTTGCTACATCTAGGCGTTCACATAATATAAATAAACGTGGTTTAAGGGGTATTTAAAGAGTTTTCGGCGAAAGCTTTATATACTATATCGTACTATATTGGAATGATAGCCGTGGCTCTAAGAGATTATTGGCCTTTTAATAGGCGAAGTTTCGCAACTGTTGGAGAAAATCCTCCATTTCAAAAAGATTCACCAAGAAGTTATGGTGATGGTATCATTAAAAGATTATCATTATCTAATAAAGGTGGAGTTTTTGGAAGGAAAGAAGCCAATAAAGAACCTCAGATAGGTGATTACAAAACATATATGAATGTATATTTGTCTGACCCTATAGTTAGAACTTTAATTGACCTACCTTGTATGTACGCAGCCAAGGATGGGTATGATATTGTAACAGATAACGATGAGGATAGAGAAACTATTCAAGGTTTATTTGACGAAATAAATATTGAACAGTTATTATACACATGGTTAAGGAATGGACGTATCTTTGGTACATCTTACTTAGAATGGACAGGTGATAACTTAGTTATTAGGTCATCACAGAATATGTACATTCAAAGAGACCCCAGTGGTCAAGTAATGTATTATTATCAAGACATAGGAGACGATAAAGACTCTGTACGTTTTGAAGAGAATGAATTAATATGTTACCGTAATAATCCTTTTGATGACTATGCATATGGTTTGAGTGATATACACCCTATACTATATTTAATAGATTTAAAAGATTACGCCGAAAGAGATATAGGTGCTGCATTAAACAAATATGCTACTAGCAGATTTGATATAAGTGCTGGTTTACCTGATATGCCTTATGGCCCAGATAAAATAAATGAAATAGTATCAGCTTTTAATGCTTTAGAACCGGGTGAAGATATTATACACGGTAATGATATAGTAGTAAAAGAGTTGCAAGGTACACAAAGAGCATTCGAGTATGGTAAGTATACTGATGATATACTTAAGAAAATACACGTTGCGTTAAAGGTACCTATAACTATGTTTGACAAACCTGAACAAGCAAGAGCTATTTTCGAACCTTACGTTAGACATCTACAGTCTGCGGTAGAAGCAGCTATAAACGCTCAATTGATGCC